CCGGCGCTTTGCGGAATAGTATAGCGTATAACGTTGAGACCGAGGAAAAAGCCGTATATATCGGATCCAATTTAGAGTATGCGATTTATAACGAGGTCGGTACCGGAATTTATGCAGAGGGAGGCGGGGGACGTAAAACCGGATGGGTGTATGAAGACTCGCACGGGGAAACACACTTCACGCACGGAATGAAACCAATTCACTTCCTGAAGCGCGCAACATCGGAGAATGCAGACCGGTATAAACAGATCGTGGAAAGCATACTGAAAAGTTAGATAAATAGCCTATTAGACTATTGCCAAAAAATAACGAATTTAATATAATTCAAGCAGAACGGCGAGCGGGTCGCTCCCGCGTCCGTGCCCGATCACGGCGCCGCTAATCCGTCGGGGGATCTTATTTCCTGACGGATTTTTTTATATATCTATGCTAATGGAAAGCAAACCACCGAAGCAAAGGAGCAGGAGATGGCACTCACAAGAAAATTTTTATCAGCGCTTGGAATTGAGGCGGACAAAATCGACGAAATCATAGAAGCGCACACCGATTCGATTAACGCCCTCAAAGAACAGAGGGACAGCTACAAAGCCGACGCCGAAAAGCTACCGGAAGTGCAGAAGGAACTGGACGCGCTCAAAGCAAAGGGAGCGGACGGCTTCGAAAAGAAGTACACGGAACTAAAAAAAGAATTCGACACCTATAAAGCAGATATTTCTGCAAAGGAACTCAGGGCACAAAAAGAGGAAGCATATAAAGAGATCCTGAAGGATGCCGGAATCGGAGCTAAACACGTCGCAAAAGTCCTGAAATACACCGACTGGGACAGCGTGAAACTGGACAAGGACGGGAAAATTGAGGACGCAAAAGACCATATTAAATCCGTGAAGGAAGAATGGTCAGAGCTAATCGTATCAGAAGGACGGAAGGGTGCCGAAACAAGCACGCCCCCCGCAGGCAGTCAGGGCGGATCGCCGAAAACGAAAGATGAGATCATGAAGATCGCAGATGCGGGAGAGCGGCAAAAAGCTATTGCAGAAAATCACGAGCTATTCGGTTTTTAACCGAGAAAGGAAAAAAAGATGGCTAATATCGTAACAGATCCGGAAGCTAATCTGATCACAGTACAGCAGATGACAAAAGCACGCGAGGTTGATCTTGTTTATCAGTTTACACACAACAGCCTCCAGAAACTGATTCAGGCGCTCGGCGTTACACGCAAGATCCCGATGCAGGAAGGGACAACGATGTATGTATATGCGACGTCCGGAACCCTCGCTAATAACGGCGCCGTTCCGGAGGGCGAGGTTATCCCGCTTTCCCGCTATGCAACGACCAAAACGCCGGTCGGAGAGATCACCCTCAAAAAGTGGAGAAAAGCCGCCTCTGCGGAAGCAATCAAAAAATCCGGATATGATGCCGCGGTCAGAGATACCGACGCGGCAATCCTGCGCGACGTAGAAAAGGGAATCAGGACGGACTTTTTCACATTCCTGAACGGCACGATCACCGGATCCGACACCGCTACCGGCGTAGGCATCCAGAAAGCACTCGCGAACGCGTGGGGCAAACTGCAGGTAAAATTCGAGGACGACACCGCGGAGGCGGTATATTTCCTCAATCCGACGGACGTAGCGACTTACCTCGGCTCGGCACAGATCACCATGCAGACGGCCTTCGGAATGAACTATATTGAGAACTTCCTCGGCCTTGGTACCGTCATTCTGACGAGCAGAGTAACGGCCGGAACGTTCATTGCGACCGCAAAGCAGAACATCATCATGTATTATCTGACCATGAACGGCGAGCTTGCTAGAGCATTTGATCTGACCGCGGACGAACTCGGCTATATCGGAATCAGCTCCGGACACGCGGACAAGACACGCGCCCAGATCGAATCCCTGATCATGGACGGCATTCAGTTTCTTGTTGAGTATCCGGCGGGTGTCGTAAAGGGCACGATCACGGCACCGACGGAATAAACGGGGGCTAAATAATGCTGTTTGAAGTATGCAACGAATTAAATAATTTTTTCGATTATGAGCGTGTATACGGAAAAATCACTATTTCAAACGGCGAGCTTGAAGGAATCAGCCTCGAACAGGGTCAATATTTTCGGATCGTTGGATCTGTACTGAATGACGGGATATATAAATATCCCGACGATTCGGCGAAATTATTAAATGAGACATTTGACGGGGCGGTTTGGTTAATGGCCGTCCCGCGCGTATTTTTAGACCTAGTAACGGAAATCGAGGACTGGTCGGCGAAATATTTAGCGGCGGATTCTATGGCAAACTCGCCGTTTACGTCGGAATCTTTCGGCGGATACAGCTACAGCAAAAACGCCGGAACCGTTGCGGACGGAGGATCGGGCGCCTCGTGGCAAAACGCCTTCGCAACCCGTTTAAACGCATGGAGGAAGCCGAGATGTCGTTATTAGAAGAGGCAATGGAGCGATGCACCCTGCTAAACAAAACGACCGTTGCGGACGGTTACGGCGGATATAGAACGGCCTATGTAAACGGGGCCACATTTGACGCCGCTATTGTATTTGACACATCCATTGAGGCACGGATCGCGGAAAAGCAGGGCGTAACGAATCTATACACCGTAACGACAAAACGGAGCCTGACGCTCGAATATCACGACGTTTTCCGGAGGAATATGGATGGGAAAATATTCCGCGTCAAATCCGACGGAGACGACAACAGGACGCCGCTATCTGCAGGGCTCAACATGAGGCAGGTGACGGCGGAGGAATGGGAGATCCCAAAAAATGGACAAAGCACAAGCGCTTAACAGCTTTTGGAATTCATTCGGGCTTCCGGCCTTCGACGAACAGACGGTTCCAGACGAGATTCCGGACGGACTTCCGGCGGATACATGGGAGCATTATATAACCTATGAAACCATAACGGACAGCATCGGAAATTCAGTACCGTTAACGGCGTCCCTGTGGTACAGATCGACCGCGTGGGACGCTATCACGCAAAAGGCGGAAGAGATCTCCTGTTATATCGGGCAGGGCGGAGCGTTAATTCACTATGAAGACGGCGCCCTGTGGATCGTCCGAGGAACGCCCTTTGCGAACCGGATGGCGGATCCGGCGAGCGACACAACACGACGCATTCTGCTGAATATCACGGCGGAATTTTTAAGCGACTAAGGAGATAAAAAAATGTTGAAATTTACACAGGTTCCGGAGGATACCTTCGAAAAGCTCCAGTTAAACGCCGGTATTATGGTAGATACATTTACGCCGGATACTGGCACAATCGGAAATATTCTGGGCGCCACATCAGGCGGCATTAATTTTGCATCAAATCCGACTTATACGGACTTCGGTGAGGATATTGACAACGTACCGGCGAACATGAAGGAATTAAAACATTTATCCGGATATGATCCGCAGATGAGCGGCACCTTCCTGACCGTATCAGCGGCGCTCGCTAAGAAATTAGCGGCCGCGGCGGACATTGCGACGGGAGACAGTACAAAGGTCGTCCCGCGCGCGGAACTGCTCGCCTCGGATTTTTCGGAAGTATGGTGGATTGGAGACTATTCCGACAAAAACACCGGAGCAAACGCGGGATTTATTGCAATCCGTTTAATTAATGCTCTCAATACGACCGGATTCCAGATCCAGAGCGGAAAGGATGCAAAGGGCCAGATGTCCTTCGAATTCCACGGACACTACAGCCTCACGGCGCAGGAAGTTGTACCCTTCGAAATTTACGTTAAAGCAGGCACGGTTTAAATTCTAGCATACAGGAGGAAAGATGAAGAATTTAGCAAACTGCAAACCAACGGAATTTTTAAAGCAAACAAATAAGATCCGGAAAGCCGTCGAAAAATGGCTTACCGTGACCGAGATCGCACGGATCCGGAAACAGGTTCCAGAATTGAAAAGCATTGATCTTGATATGTCAGTTGAGGAAAAGGCGGGCATTCAGGAAGAGAACCGGAAACGGATGCAGGAGCAGATGTTTAGCAATGCTATGGAAATCCTCGACGCGGTACTGGATAAGCATCCGGATGAAACGTTAGAGGTTCTCGCGCTTTTGTGTTTTGTGGATCCGGCACTCGTTGACGATCATGAAATGACGGAGTATTTAGACGCGTTCACAGAGTTGATCGGAAACAAATCAGTTATTAATTTTTTTACATCACTGGCGCGCTTGGGGCGGACGGATATTTAGAAGCTATCAGCACGATCAGGATTGATCTATTAGAGCTATTCGGAACAGACTATGCAATTGAACATTGCATAGCCTTTTTAAAAAAGAGGAACGAGGAACGGCTATACAAGGCGTATATAACAGACCTCTTAAAAACAATAGCGGAAACAACCGGAGCGGCCGCGGGCGTAAAGATCACGGCAAAGGATTTTAAAGAGGCCGCCGGATGGATAAAAATAGACGACCGGACGGGCGACGAAATAGCGGCGGACATTATAAGACGCGCCGGTTTGAGGGTTGAATAAATGAATGTATTCGAGCTGTTCGCTAAATTATCGTTAGATTCGTCGGAGTATGACAGCGGACTCGACGACAGCGAGAAAAAGGCGGGGACATTCGGGCAAAAACTAAAGAGCGGACTGCAGGGCGCGGCGAAAGTCGGAGCCGCCGCGGTCGGCGCCGTTACAACGGCCGTTGTAGCGACAGGGGCGGCAATGGTAAAGCAGACCGGACAGGTCGCGGCATACGGGGACAACATAGACAAGATGTCTCAGAAAATGGGACTGAGCGCCGAATCCTATCAGGAATGGGATGCGATAATGCAACATTCCGGAACGTCCATTGAAGCAATGAAAACGGGGATGAAAACCCTCGCGACCGCGGCGGAGACAGGATCCGACGCCTTCGCCGCGTTAGGAATGACGCAGGAACAGGTCGCCTCGATGTCGCAGGAGGAACTCTTCGGCGCAACTATCACGGCCCTGCAGAACGTAGATGACGAAACACAAAGGACATACCTCGCAACTAAGTTATTAGGGCGCGGCGGAACGGAGCTCGGCGCGTTGTTAAACACCTCCGCGGAAGACACCGAGAAAATGCGCCAAAGGGTGCACGAATTAGGCGGGGTCATGAGTGACGATGCGGTCAAAGCGGCCGCGGCATATCAGGACAGCCTGCAGGACATGCAGACCTCGATCAGCGGCCTGAAGCGCGGAATTATATCCGATTTTATGCCTTCTATCACAACAGTGATGGACGGACTGACGGAAATATTTTCCGGAAACGGAGAAAAGGGGATCGGCCTATTAAAAACCGGAATATCAGACGCGATAAAAAACATTCAGGAAGCCGTTCCTCGGATCTTTGAGGTCGGAAAAATGATCGTAAGCTCGCTGTATCAGGCCGTTCTCGAGAACATATCGCAGATCGCGTCCGGCGGGACGGAGCTCCTGATCTCGCTCGTCACAGGCATCCTCGAAGCAACCCCAAGCCTGATCGAGGCAGGATA